TTGTGCTCTTTGAATTGCTCTACGTGCGTTTGCAGAACCACTACCACCAACTTTTCCACCACCGTGACCTTTGAGCCACTTGAGTGGGTTTACAGTATTCTGGTTAGTAATATCATTATGTCTACCTTTTTCAACTTGGAAATGTAAGTGAGGACCAGTAGTCCAGTTACCACTATTACCTGTTTTAGCTATAGGTTCTCCTGCCTGTACTTTACCGTGTTTCAGTATTTTAGATAAGTGCATAAAGAATAATGTGAATTGACCTGTTAAAAGTCTTGCAACAAGCCCTCCGCCAAAGTTATGCAATTCACCTAACTGTCCACTATTCGTAGCATTGATTGTTGTACCATATGGGGCGCCAAAGTCAATACCGTAATGATGACCTCCACCAAAACTATAGCCAGGAGCACCACCATTAGGATAATACCCTGTAGTAATTGGAAACTTAGTAAAGGACGATCCATCGCCGCCACCGGCATCATTAAGCCA